ACGCGCCATCCCAAGGCGTTGTACGGTCTTCGTGCTTAAGCCCTAGTAAGTCTAGACCCTTAACATAAGAACGCTCCCAGTCGGCTCTGCTTTCCTTGTCAGAGCGAAAAGAACCTACCAGCTCAGATGCAAGAGAGTCGAGGTCACGATCATCTATGGCTTCTGCCAAGTTATCATCATGAGACATGCCCATCATCTCGCCCATGTCGGGGTCAAAGTCGATAAGCATTCCGCCATCAGGGGTGTTAATGCCCACCTGCTCGGGGTTAACGATCTCTACTTCTATCTGTTCGCCTTCTTCTAGAGGCTCGCCCATAAGAGCGCGATCAATAGCCATCAGCCGTTCTTAGTAAACGTCTGCTGACGAGCCGCACCGCATCCGCGTGCCTTGCCTGTTCCGCCGCCAACGGCCATCTTGGTCGTGGCTTTTCCGCCTTCAGACATTACTCTGCCGCCCTTAAAATAACCCTTTGTTTTGGGAGGGGTCGGTCCACCACCAGCCATCTTACCTACACCGTCAGCCGCAAAGAAAGGAACCTCTTCGCCCCTGCTGTTTTTAACCATAGGCAGTTTACCGCCTTTGGTTTTTCCGCCAACCATATAACCCTTAGGCTTCTTCTTCATCGGAGTCTCCTGCGTACATGTTGTCGAACACCTGATTCACATCCAGTGTGTAATCAAGGTCTGACTTACTGTAATGAATGTGTTGCGAAGGCCTAAAGTCAGGTGCCCCTTCGCCAGTCTCAAACCATGCAGGGTGAGTAACCCGCACTCTATTGTTGGGTAGCGCTACAATATTGCCCGTCCAAGGACCGGCGTCTAGCAACTCTAACACATGACTCTGCTTGTGTTGTGCTGGGTCATCCGCTATTTCGTTTTCTGCATAGTCTACTGTGAAGTAATACTTAGCAGGGAAGAACTTACCGTCTATCTTAGCAAGCCAAGGGCACGGTGTCGCCCTGTCCAGTTTATGGACCGAGTGATGGTGAGAGCTACAATCCCAAGGCTGTGCCGCCCATACAGGCATTGGCTCAGGCCACTCCGCAAACGGCGTGTCTGCCACTAACGCAGTGATCGGCATCCTAGCCCACATTGCACCGCCATGAACATTGGGCTCGTCGGTGTCGTATGTTTCGGCTCCAGTAAATATAACTTGAAAGCTTAGACACCGTGTTGGCATGGTCGTTACAGCTATAGCTATGGCATGCAAAAACTCACCGTGGTACTTAGTGTGGTTGTGCGTGTACTCTCGTCTAACCCAGCACTTAAAATGCGGTATGTTGCTTTGCAGGTAGGCCATTAGCTGTCCCCGTAAAACGATTGTTCCCACTTAGCGTGTCGCTTGATGGGTTCCTTAAAGTAACGCATATAGCGTGCCATATAAACCACAAAGTGGTTCAGCCAGTTCAACGGCCAAGGCAGTGGTCTCATAAAGTCTAGGAACAGCACAACACGATCTTTGCTTGTGGCGTTTACAGCGAAATGTTCGTAGGTGTCATCAAAGACAACGCACTCACCTTCCTTCCACTTGTACTCTTGCTCTTTCACAACCAAGGTACAGCCGCTTCCGCCTGTAGGAATATCTATTCCCAAGTGAATTCTTAAGATGCCACACCACGGACCTTCGTGAGGCATGAGCATTTTTTGCGGGCCAATCACTGAGAAGTATGCCGAGACAATGTTTTTCTCTGCATCCAGTATCTTCATAGTCTCTGGAAACTGCTCGCAGTTCTTATCGAACCGTATCTTCCCGGCCTTTAAGAAGAACATCTTCCACTTATCATCGTTAGAGATGTAGATCTGATCTGGGCTTATCTCTTGGAATGGAGCAAAGTCTTTAACTCTATCTCGTATATTCTCGAACTCTTTGCGTATAGCCGGATACCGACCTTCAAGTGTTTTGGTAATCGGAAACAGCTTCTTATCAAAATACACTTTACCGCCGTGCTTACTAAAGCGACGGAACAAAGGACGAAAGAATCTTTCGATAAGCCAGCCGTTTACTTCGATCATCAGTAATACTCAGCCTTCTGTGTGTACAGAGGTTCTTCTTCTTCGTCTGTGTTCAGACGTAAGAATCCACCCTGTCTAAATCGGAGCAGTGCCTGAGTCGAGGAGTCAACAAGGTCATCGTGCTCTCCAGCAGGAAAGGACGCAAACTCTTCGATGACTTCTTCTGCAAATCGTATCCGGGGAGCCCATACCATCCCAGAGGCAAACAAGTCCGCAACCGCGTTTACACGGGCTATCTTATCATTTCCTCGCGACGGGGTGTACTCCGATACCGGAATGCCCATTGCACGTAATTCAAATATAAGCGGCGTACCTGCCGCCTTAGCCTCCACGATGAACGCATCGGGTTGCCAGTCTACCCACATCTCATACGCCTTCTTCTTAAGCTCAGGGAACTCTAGGCGCTCTTTGTGAGCATCTAGCAGTATGATGTTGGGTTGCTCAATGCCTGTGCTGTCAGGCCAGTAGAACACGCCCCACGTCGTACACGCAGAGAAGTCCGACCGTTGTGTTTTAAGGAATGCCGTATCCCATGACTGGATAATAAACTCACAGACTGGCGGCCTATCCTTTTCCCATTCACGCCACCACTCTCTTTTGACCAGTGCGCCCTCTTCTGAGGTTGGGTTTTGCTGATACTGCGCGTTCCATTTAGGAGACGGTAGCTCTTCTCTTAGAGCTTCTAGCTCTGGCTTAGGCCAGAATTCAGGCCATAAAGGATCACCTGATGGCATAATTGCCGGGAACTCAATAACTTCCCACTCATCAGTGCCTGCTCTTTGCAGGGCGGACTTAAGTATCTGTCCTGTCAGATCTCTTTTATGCCAGCGAGTCATTACAACAACAATAGCCCCACCGGGCTGTAAACGCTGTCGAGGGCCGGAGGTGTACCACTCATGGACCTTATCAAACACGCTGGGGTCAGCGCTTTGACCTTCCTGTTCACTGTGTGGATCATCAATAATCAAGAGATCGGCACCTTTACCAGTGACGGCACCACCTACACCAATAGCGAAGTATTCTCCGCCTTTGTTGGTACTCCACCGGCCTGCGGCCTTGGAGTCAGCCCTCAACGCAATCGAGGGAAAGATTTTCTTGTAGTCATCACTGTCTACAAGGTTACGCACCTTTCTACCAAAACCAACTGACAGTTCGGCAGTGTGTGCAGTTTGAATAATTTTTTTCTCAGGGGAGCGCCCTAAGAACCATGCGGGTAATAGATATGACGCAAACTCCGACTTAGTGTGTCGAGGCGGCATATTAATAATAAGTCTCTTAAGCTCACCGGAGGCTACTCGCTCGAAAGCTTTCGCCATTATGCTGTGGTGCCTACCACCGATAAACGCAGGCCAAGCCATGTGAACAAAGTCCATGAAGTACTCACGGGCTCCTTCTTTCTGCTCGGCGCTTTCTAATTCATCAAACAATGACAGGATGTTCGCCTGCTCTTCCTGCGGCAAACTACTAATCTTATTTAAAAGCTTAGGATCAATCCTGTCTGTTACTGGCATAAATTACGTTCCTAGTACTAGGAATACTTCCAGTTTAGAAATAACTCCTATAACTGGCCGCCTTAAAGCGGCCTAGTTGAACTCTTAAGAGAGGAGTACAAACTGAATTAGATGTATTCCTAGATAGAGTTATTTTCAGATTTTAACATATTGCTTCTATTGACAGATGTCAACTACAGATTCGATTTTTTTTAGAAAAATTTTTAGGTGCTAGGAATCCTACCCCTATTCCTAGGAATAAAAGGGTAAGTATTAAACAGTAAACACTAGGCTTTTTGGAAAAAGTACAATTATTTGAGCGGATTACTATGTATATAGATAGTCGGTACGTCGGCGCGTACAGGGGGGTGGGGGGTCATCGATCGGGCCTCAGTGAATCGCCTCGTTATCGGGTGTCGCCTCGCCCTCGTCAGCCGATACCAGTGATGCCAGTCGTCTCTCGATCTCAGCCGCTACCTCAGCCGGTGCTCGCTCAGTGCTGGTGATGCTCACCTGATCCGTGAACACACCGCTAGCCTTGCCCAATAGCTCTGCCGCCCTCAGCTGGTTGCTGTCAGCTGGTGATCCATCGATCCAGAGCCTTAGCTTGGTCAGCACTTTGTCTCTGTCAGAGAGCGCTGAAGCCGCCACAGCCCGATCCTTTGCCGCCATAATCGAGTCCACCCTTGCCCTAATCTCATCCTTTGCCATGAGTCTGCTTGCGAGTGTGTGAATCGTTTCTGGTTTCGTTGAGTCACTTGGGTTGTAAGCCTCGCGGTACGCATCCGCTTGTGTCATGCCGCCTGCGACACATCTAGCGAAGTGAGCCTGCTTAGGCGTTAGGCCGCCTTGATCCTTTTCTCTACTCATAGTCGAGGGGTCTCCAGTATTCAGTGCCCAATAATAAGGATTTGAGTCGCTATCACAATCTCATGACTAATGCAAACAATGTACTAACTACTGTATATAAACACATGTTCCTGAGAGGCTCTCAATTGCCCTGTGAGCGATTTAAGGGGTAAGCGGTACGTTTGCACATAAAAATATTTATCGTTCAATACAGGCAAAAAGCTGTACATACATACAGTACTTTTCACTGGTTTTTTAGTCATATAGATGTACTAAGACTTTTTCTCAGAATGTTGCGCCGATACCCACATTCCCAGCCGTATCGACTCCAGTGGGAACTTCATGGGGAGCGCCACCACTATTCGAATCCGCCTGAATACCCATTGAATCCTTAATAGCTAAGACCAATAGCACCGACTGGCTACGCACCTTTGCGGTGATGGCAACGTGGGGATAGGAACTGAGGTGATAGATCTGCCTGCCACTATCCAAATCCCCCTGATCGATAAGCACTCCGGTAATTAATTAATATTTATTCGTTAATAGGTGTTGCACATGACACATGACTTATGTATCTTTCGCATGTGGGATGTCGCTACCGCTCGCCGGAAAGCCCCCACGGTCGGGAGACCTTAAATCACACCCGATGAAGCAAGTCACTGTATTGCAGGTGACCGATGGCAAGACCGGATGCTGAGGGGACTGAACGGCGCAGGATAACGTCGGTGCAGGGAGAGCGCTGGGAACAGCGTATGGGGTGCAACCGCATCCCCGAACTCGCCTAGGGGTTAAGAGCCTAGGCCTTGATACGTCACACAGCAGTGGCGCTGAGGATGATCTGATGCTGATCGAAATCAAACAACCTACTAGGAGAGTCACCCATGATCGAGACCAAAGACATGGCAACAGACGAGCTATTCGCTCAATACGCTAACGCATGCGCCACCTACTACGGTGCGATGGGGCATAGCAAGACGCATTACAACGAGGTGTACGCCAAGTGCTACGCCGCTGAGTTGAAGGCGCGTGGCGAGGAAGTCCCTGAGATGCGCGTCGCATCTAAGTTCGGCGGCTTCAATGGCGAGGGTGCTTACTGATGATCGAGTCGCTAATCGTAATCATCCCGCTCACGTTCGTTGTGGTCATGGTCATTCGCATGGCCATCGACCAACTCAGTGACATCTAACCGTACTGATGAGACCAGCTGGACACTGGTCGAAACGCCGAAAGGCGTCTACGGAATCCACCGTTAACCTAGGAGAGCAATACACATGTCTTACATAACCAAAACCGATCCCAGCACCATGACCTTTGGCACCTCACGGCAAGGCCAGCTGATAGCGCCATACGCTGAACTGGTCGAGCTGTTCGGTGAGCCGCATGACTTCTTTGATGACATCAAGTGCGATGCAGAGTGGTACGTCGAGTTCGACGACGGCACGGTCGCCACGATCTACAACTGGAAAAACGGTCGCAACTACTGCGGACCTGACGCCCCATACGCTGAGGAAATAACAGCGTGGAACATTGGGGGCATAACCCATAAAGCCGCAGAGAGGATATTAGAGCTATCGACCCACTATCGGCTGAACAGATGAGAGCTTACCCAGTCGGGCACCTGCGGGTGCTCTTCTGAGTGCGCTTTCGCACTATCACAACACTCAACTCACAACACCTTGGAGTCCATTATGGCCTTTAACATTGCAAGCGTTACCCCTAATCAAGCGAGTCAATTCCTGACCGCATCAATCAATCAACCCAAGCCTAAGCCTGTGTTCCTGTGGGGACCATTCGGCGTTGGCAAA